AACCATTATGGAATACACAGTTACAACAAAACAGGGCAATAACTACATAGTGAGTGACGACAACGCTTGGTTGTGGATCGAGATTGAACGTGAACTCGGTTACACGGTCAGCCAAGCAGCAGAGAAAATGAGCCAAGGCTCGCTGGATGTCATAACTTGTATGCTTTACAAGGCCGCCAAGGCCCTAGGCCATACGAAATTGCCAAATCAGCAAGCATGGGTCACCAATGAGTTTGAAACCTTTGAGGTGGTTCAGGAAAGCCCAAAAGAGAACTAAGGGATGTGCTGGTGCGGATAGCAGTATCGACCGGCATCCCAATGGTTGATTTGATGCAATGGTCACTCGCCGACATCAATACAGCCTTGCAGCTGATAACAGAGAGGAATGGTCATGGCTGATAAAGTAACGGTCAAGATTCAACCCGATCAAAGTGATTTGCGTGGGCTGTACAAAGCATTCCGCGACATGGACGAGGGCGCAAAGCAATCGCTTAAAGATGAAGTCACATCCATTAGCGCATGGTCAGCAACTGAACTACAAAGCAGTTACACCATGAACCCATATCCAGCGCAAGCCCAAAAGGTAGCGGCGACTATTCGAGCCAATAAAGATCGAATTCCAAACGTGACAATTGGTGGCAACAAGAATCGATTCAGCGGTGGCGCGGTATCTGGTCAAGTGTTGTTTGGCTCGGAGTTTGGTGGCCCTGCACCGTTTGAAAATGGCGGTCGTAGATTCCCAGAACGATCAGCCCCACAAGGTCGTGGAAACATGGGATATGGCATTTTTAAGAAGCTTAAAGAAATTCAACCTGAACTTACTCGCCGATGGAAAATGTCAGTAGAAAAACACGTTATTAAGGCATGGGATCAAGTTGGCTGATGTAAGAACTCTCAAACTAAATCTGCTTGCTGATGTCGATCAGTTTGGCCGTAGTCTGGCCCAAGCCGATAATGACACCAAAGGTTTTACAAAAAGCGTAAGCAAATACGGCAAGATTGCTGCCGCAGCATTTACCGCCGCAGCTGCTGCTGCTGGTGCTTATGCAATTAAGTTGGGCATTGATGGAGTCAAGGCTGCCGTTGAGGATGAAAAAAGCCAAGCAGTATTAGTTAATACAATGAAAAATGTCATTGATGCAACTAATGAACAAATCGATGCCAATGAAAAGTACATTACTAGCACGCAATTTAAGACAGGTGTAAGCGATGCCGCCCAGCGAGTGGGATTGGCCAGACTTGTCAGATCAACCAAAGACCTGACCGAAGCACAGCGACTAAGCACCCTTGCAACTGAAATTGCTGCTGGTACTGGCAAAGATTACGAAACAGTAGTTATGGCTTTGGCCAAGGCTAATGACGGCCAATTTACAGCATTAAAGAAACTGGGCATTACTCTCGGCGATAACGCTAACAATGCCAAAGAATACACAGCAGAAAATGCCAAACTGGCAAAGAAACAAACCGAACTTAATAACAACTTGCGTGACTTTGGTCCAACCAGCGAGGAATATATTAAGTCCCAAGAAAAGGTTGCCGAACAACAAGAAATTGTAAACGCCCTTGGTGAAGCTGGAATCGACTGGGTCGGTGAATTGTCCAAAGAATTTGCTGGCAGTGCGGCAACGGCAGCGCAAACCTATGCCGGGCAAATGGCAATTCTTAAAGAACGATTGGGCGAATTCCAAGAATCAATTGGTGCAAAATTATTGCCTATTATGGGCAAACTATTAACAATGGTGACCGATGTTGCCAAGGGATTTAGCGGTGAGGACCCAGAGGGACTTAGCAACCGAGCAAGAGAACTTGCAGGTGACTTTGAGGGTAACGGGGCAAACAGTTTGGGCGGCGCTTTGCGAGCAGTTGCCGATGCCTTTTCGGGTTTGTTTAAAGAAATCAACAGTCCAGATGCTGAATCAGGAATTACAACATTAGAGAAAATGGCTGATGCAATGGAAACTTTTGCAAATGCCATTAAATCGGTAACAAAAGCCTATGAAAGTTACATGACTTTCTATGACAAAGTACCGGGTCCACTTAAAGAATTTATGAACCCATTCAAGCGTTTAGGTGATTACATTAAATTGGCTGGCGGTCGCGCAGCTGGTGGATCAGTCATGGCAAATCAACCGTACAGAGTAGGCGAGTTTGGTCCTGAAACCTTTATTCCATCAGGCTCGGGATCAATTCGACCAGATACCGGAAGCGCACAAAATGTCACAATCAACCTTAACGGCATTATTGATGGTGAGTCTGCTCGCAGGTCAATCGAGAAGCTGCTGCAAGATAGCGCAAGGCGCACTGGCGCGGTCAACTTTATCGGGGCAACATTGTGACCGTATACACGCCATACCCAAAAGTAATCTTTGCTGGGGTTAATGAGTATGCCGACAACACAATCAGCAACATCTCAATAAGCCTTGGCCGCCGCGACATCTATGAGCAAGCCTTGGTCGGCATTGCCAATGTCAGCTTGTGGACTGATGCAGATACCGCGTTAAATGTAAACCTATCCGACAGCATTCAGATTCAAATCAAAGACACTGATGACGTATATCAAACTATCTACACTGGCACGATCTCGGACATCCAAATCGGACTGGATGCCTACGGCGAAATAGGCTCGGTGGCTCGTTACAATCTGACGGCTGTTGGCCCGTTGGCTATCCTTAACCGCTTTACAACTGGCGGCGATGGCTTTGCCAAAGAGTTTGACGGCACACGGGTATTGAACATTCTTTCGGATGCATTCCTAGAAAATTGGGATGAGGTCGTGCCAACTCTCACTTGGTCAGCTGTGAGCAGTCTTGCCACATGGGATAACTGGGGTGGTGCTAACCAAACTCTAGTTGACAATTTGATCGCTGACATAGATACGCCCGGCACATACGAGTTGACCGTTTACAGCGATGGCGTTGCCAATGCCCTGACACTGGCACAGAATGCCGCGCAATCTGGCCGAGGATTCTTGTATGAAGCACCTGACGGATCAATCCATTATGACTCATACACATCCAGAGCGACCCTGACACCGCTGACCCTTACTGATGATGACCTGTTGGCCGTAGGACTGCGACAGGCCGCCCAGTGGTCAGAGATCGTCAATGACGTGACCTTGACCTACAAGAACAACCAAGAAAAGTATGCCGCTGATTACACCAGTCAACAATCCTTTGGCGAACTATCAGGCAGTAGAGCAACGCAGCTAGAAAATGGCAGTGATGCTCAAAGTCAGGCTGACGCATTCTTGGAAAGTCGTGCATTCCCTCGCACCTATCCCGAGGAACTTACGATCCCATTGCATAGCCCTACTGTTAGCGATGCCACCCGGGATGCCTTGATCTTGATGCACGTTGGATCAGCTGTATACACGCAAGATTTGCCAGCAGTTTTTGGCGGAACCTTTGATGGCTTTGTTGAGGGTATCAAGTGGAATCTAGACCGCTACACAGCGACAATGACTTTAATTTGCTCGGCAATTTCCGAGACATACCCAAGCCAAGTTTGGTTGCAAATCGCACCTACTGTTACATGGGCAGGGTATACTCCAACTACGACAGAATGGCAGGACTTATAGCATGGCAACAACCACTCCGAACTACGGCTGGCCAGTACCAACCAGCACTGATTACGTTAAAGATGGCGCAACCGCTATTGAGGCATTAGGCGACGCTATTGACGCGACGGTTTTTGGCTTGCCTACTGGCGCATTGACTTTGATTAGCACAACAACTATTGGTTCAGCCGTTTCCAGCGTAAACGTAACAAGCGCATTTAGCGCAACTTATGATAATTATCAAATTATTGTTTCGGGTGGTGTTGGCTCAGGAAATGTGGCTATCCGTTTAAAACTTGGCGCAACCGCTACGGGATATTATGCTGGCGGCGCATATTGGACGTTTGCTAGCGCATCAACCGCTCCTTATAACCAAAGCAACACGGCTTTTTGGGATATCGGACGCACTACTGCTAACAGTCTCGACGCCCACATCGTTTTAAAAAGTCCAAACCTTGCCAAAGTAACTACGTTTAACACAATTTCAAGCATTTCCACAGTCACAAACGGTGAGATGTTTATTCGTGGCGGAATGTTAAATGATACAACGCAATATACCGATTTCACTTTGACACCCAGTTCGGGAACTATTACAGGCGGCACAATTTGTGTCTACGGCTACCAAAACTCTTAAGGATAATGACATGGCAACAACAACAGTAAAACCCAATATTCAAATAGATGACGTAGTACGCGAAATGACCACCGAGGAACACACCGCATACAAAGCACAACAAGCCGAAAACGCAGCGCAACAAGCCGAAGCCGATGCAAAAGCAGCTGCACGCGAAAGCGCACTTGCCAAACTTGCAGACCTAGGACTAACTGCCGAAGAGATCGCGGCGCTTTAATGTCATTCTTAACTTGGTTTGCACATAGTCCCTTAGCTTCATTTGTTAAGGTATTTGGTGCAGGTTTTCTTGGTTGGTTGCTGGTCAACATAGATACTCTGGGCATTCACCCGGCAATAACCATTGGCCTTGTTTCAGCATTACCAATTCTTATTAACTGGCTCAACCCTGAGTACACCAATTACGGCAGGGCCGAACTAGATGAAACCGATTAGATTAGGTATTGTCACATTCCCTTATGGGGCTAAGTACAAATCAGGATCATTACACAAAGGCGTTGATTATCGCGCTGGTGTAGGCACGTCAGTTTATGCAGCTGTAGGTGGCACAGTCGTACACGCTGGAAAGCATGTCTACAAAAAGGGCTGGGGCTTTGCTTTTGGCTTACATGTCATTGTTGATAACAACCGCTTTCCAGACGGCACAGCGGGCCTTTGGGCTGGTTACTGCCATCTATCCAAGGTAGGCGTTAAAGTAGGCCAGCGTATCGCTAAGGGCGATTACATAGGCTTGTCTGGCAATACCGGGCGAAGCACTGCTTCACACCTACACTTCCAGATTCTTTCAAGCCGTACTTGGAATCCAACTAAGCATAAGAATCCCCAGAAATGGATAGATGCATGAGCCAATACATTAGCCGCAAGTCAGATGCCTCATCCAAGATTCCAACACAGGAACTTAAAGCTGATGTCTGGACTGCTTTAGAGGTTGACGGCCTATACACAGTTATACCAAATGCAGACTCAAACGCGGGTGCATTATGGGCTGCTTACCTAAACATCAAAACACCTAAAATTGGTGGGGCGACTGAACTCACAATCCGATGGACACGCGATCCTAAAGGCATTAGGGACTCAACTGGATACCAGACGATAAACCTTAAAAAAGGCGGAACTACCTTTGTAAAGGATGTATGGCTATTCCAATCTAAGAGAGGCCAGCCAGTTTCATTCATGGTCAAAGTCAATGGCAAGGCCACCATTACTACGAGGGAAATTAAGTTGGCTATCTCATGAATGAATTAATCAATGCCGGTCAACTGGCAGCAGCTCTTATTGCGATTCTTACCCTTGTGGGAATGCTGGTTAAATGGGGCATAGTTAAGCCAATAAAGGCCTACATAGACACCATGACTTATGCCATTCAGCCTTATGCCAATGGCGGTAAATCCTTACCAGACTTGATAAATAAGGTTGATGCCCTACATCTAGTGGTCCAAAATCACATAGACACAAGGCATGACACGCCTGTTTTCTCAAAGTGCTTGTGCGAGTCCTGCCTGACGTGCTAAAACTATTTATGTAACCGCCAAGGGTTACAACTAAGAATAGGAAATCAGGGCATGACAATTACAATCCTTATCTATTGTGCAGTTTTATTTGGCTTAGGTATCTTTGTTGGTATCTACATTGAAGCTCAACACACACTAAGACTTAGAGCCAAATTTCGTGCGATGCATGGACCAACCATTGAACAGCAAATGTGGAATGATGGGTGGCGCATCTAATGGGTTTTGACATTAGCAATTACGTTACAGTGGCCGAACGTGTAGCCATGTTCTATGAAAAGTATCCAGAGGGTTCTATTCAGTTTGAATTTATGGGTGTAATGGACGGTGACCCACTAAAGATGTGGGGAGTTGCCAGAGCATACAGAACAGCTGATGATCCATTGCCGGGCATCGGCACTGCATCAGAACTAATTGTTGGTAAGAGTCCGTACACTAATGGATCAGAGCTGCAAAACTTAGAAACAGCCTGTTGGGGTAGAGCATGTGCGAGCCTAAACATTGGCACATCGAAGGGACTTAGCACCAAAGAGGAAATCATAGGCAGCCGAGAGCGTCAAGCACCCGGACCAGCCAAGCCAAAAGAGGCGATGCAAGAGCCACCCAGCGAAGCCATGGAGGCAGACCCATGGTTACCTGTACCAGCCATGGATGAGGGCGTAAGTAATTATGATGATCCTGAAATACCAATGTGCCTACATGGGGCAATGAATCGACGAAGCGGTATTAGCAAGAAAACAGGCAAGCCTTATGCTGGCTATTTCTGTGACAATGAGCCACAGTGTGATCCTAAGTTTGATAGGTCATGACTGATGCAGACGTTATTAGATGCAGCTGCGGTGGCTGGTCATACATTGGTAGCCCCTGCCAGTTCTGCGGAAAGGAAAGCAAGCAATGAGCCATCCTGAACACAGCAAGCATTGCCACTGCGTATGTAATGACCTATTTGATCTACAAGAGGCGATTGAAGCGGCCCGGGCAATTCATTACAGGCATGAACATAAGCAGACATTGTGCCTAGTGTGTAACACGCTTGATGAGAACTGCGATAATTGCCGTTACTTAAAAGAATGCATTGTCTGTGCGGAGGAATTTCCATGTGACACTTTCATAGCTTTGGACTACATGAAATGAGCAGGTGGGAGTTGGAATTTCATACAACCTTAATGACGTTACTAAGACTTACAAGAAATCTAAGAAGCATGGACTGTGAGCATTGTGCTGACCTACTTACACAGGCTTACAAGTGCATGGCAAGTGAAACACAAGACATTAGAGATAGGGCTAATGATGGACAATAAAGACGCAATGTTTGTATCAATACTAAAGAAGCTCTACGGGGCTTATGAGGCGTTGCCTTACTTTAGTGAATCGTGCGAGATTTGCATGGAAACCCTACATCCAGAGGACATTGGTGTAGACCCATACACAAACACTCGTACATGGATGACTAAATGCTGTGGTGAAATACAGACTTATCAGCAGAAATTAGAGCCAAAGATTTAATTAAAAAACTAGCCAGTAGTTGGAGTGGTTCTTGATCCCTCGTCCGGACTACTGGCTAGTACCAACATTATAACCACATAACCGACATAAATGTCTAGGCAAGACTAAAACTGCTGGCTGCCTTATCAGCTGCTAAACCGCCGTTAGATGGCGTGTCTTTTGTATGCCTGATATTCATACAAAATGCAGAAATGCGAGCCTGATTACTAGTAATAAAACCGAACTGCCTTATTACATAACAAATTGGTAACAGGCATATGGCGCAGTTGACTTATTTGTAGTAAATAAGTCCCTTTACAAGCGAACCTATACGGTGACGGGTGTGAATGGCTCGCTAAGAGCCATTCCTGCTCACCTACCAGTTCTGGGTGTGAATCACTCTTAAACTTAATTACATGACATCTAGACAAGATAAATGGGTACAGGTCAGACAAGCTGAATTACTCAAATATGTGAATGGAGTAGAGATGTTAAGTAAAGACCATACACAATTACAACAGGATTTCAATGATGCCAAACAGATAGCCGGGATGATTGATAGGACATGGAAAGAAAGGCTGGATCAACTTATGGACGTAATTATTGACACACATCCATCAGTCAATGTGCATTACAGAAACGGCATGATGGCTGCTTACAACATTATGCAAGGGCTAGAGGACTGACATGCTTGACGTTAATTCCCCAAAGGGTCAAGAGTCATTAGAGCACGAGTTAAGAGCCGTCCAGTTATGGAACAGCCATTACACCGATTACACCTATGTACACACACCAAAGAATGGGCCAGCCTTAGTTGATGCGGTGATCTGTGACAATGATTGCAACGTAGTAGCTGTAGTAGAACAAAAGTCCCGGAACATGAGCCTTGAGCAGCTGCAGAACTGGAATAATGAATGGCTTATAACCTTTGAAAAAATTGAGGCTGGCCGTTATGTAGCCAATTCATTAGGTGTGCCATTTATAGGGTTCCTGTACCTAATTCCAGATGATTTGTTAATCACTAAACAACTATCTAACGCCAATGGCGAATGGACATGCAACTTCCGTACAGCACTAACTGAAACACAGGAAACAATCAATGGTGGCAAAATAGTCAGAGAAAATGCCTACATTGATCTAACAGAGGCAAAACACATAAGGCAGAACTAATGACAATACTTGCAGGGCTAACACATGGTGGAAAAGTTTATTTAGGTGCTGACCGGGCTATGTCAGACAGTAATTTCATTAGTCCATTAGCAAGGCCTAAGATTCGCAAGGTAGGGCCTTACATCATTGGGTATTCAGGCTCATTGGGTACAGGGCAACTTACAACCTTTGCTACATACCCAGATGTCAACACACATAACTTAGAGCAATGGATGCGTATGTCATTCTGTGGCGCATTACAAAGAGCAGCTGATGAATACAAGATAGACATAAACAATGAAGACAATGGGGCTGATTTACTTGTAGGTATACAGGGCAGACTATTTGAGATAAGCACTGTTGATTGGTCAGTAGGTGAATACAACATGATAGCTACTGGTTCAGGCTTTCCATTTGCTATGGGTTCATTACATACAACAAGACATACTGATGATCCACAATGGCGCATTAGAGAGGCAGTAGGTGCAGCAATCAAGTACAGCCCATCATGCGTTGGACCGATTGATATATTAGTTGCATGAGCAAGGCACATTCCCGGGGCACAGACACACAATGGCGCAACTTGCGCAAAGCTTGCTTCCAAGTATGGGGTAAGACATGTATGTACTGTGGTGATCGAGCAACAGAGGTTGATCACATTATTGAAGTGGCAAGGGGTGGCACAAATACCATTGATAACTTGCAACCATTGTGTAAACCGTGTCATTTAGCCAAGACAGTGGCATTCAATACCACAAATAAAAATAAAAATAATTTTGAAAAAAAAATCCCGTTTTTTTCTGAACAAATGCCAC